AATATTGAGGGCTGGGCAGATGCTATTAAGGTATTAGTTGAAGCTTACTTCAAAGGTGCTATGGATGTTGACCTTGATTATCGTGATGTACGACCTAAAGGTGCACGTTTAATCACCACAGGTGGTAAAGCACCGGGTCCACAGCCCCTAAAAGACTGTATTCACCACATCCGAGGTGTACTTGACACTGCAATTGGACGCCAACTGACCTCATTAGAGGTTCACGACATCATGTGTTACATTGCTGATGCTGTATTAACAGGTGGAATCCGAAGAGCAGCTATGATTTCATTGTTCTCTATGGATGATGACGACATGTTAGGTTGTAAAGCTGGTGAATGGTACATTGCTAACCCTCAACGAGGCAGATCCAACAACTCAGCAGTTATGTTACGTCATAAAATCACCTCAGGTGAGTTCCAGAAGCTGTGGAAACGTGTAGAACTGTCAGGTTCAGGTGAACCCGGAGTATACTTTACTAACGATAAGGACTGGGGGACCAATCCATGTTGCGAAATCGCATTACGCCCCTATCAATTCTGCAATTTATGTGAACTAAATGTATCAGATATCACATCTCAGGAGGATCTTAATGAAAGAGCTAAAGCAGCAGCCCTAATCGGGACATTACAAGCTGGCTACACAGACTTCCATTACCTACGGGACATCTGGCGTGAAACCACAGAGAAAGATGCACTAATTGGTGTTGGCATGACAGGCATCGGGTCTGGTGTCATCTTAAACTATGACTTAAAAGAGGCAGCAGATGAAGTTGTTAAAGAAAACAAAAGGGTTTCTAGCCTTATGGGGATCAATCCTGCTGCTCGCTGCACTACTGTTAAGCCTAGCGGCACTAGCAGTTGTGTGCTTGGTAGCTCTTCCGGTATCCACGCTTGGCATAATGATTATTACATTCGTCGTCAACGTATTGGTAAGAACGAAGCGCTTTATCAGTACTTCTTGGAAAACCATCCAGAGCTTGTGGAGGATGAGTATTTCAATCCGCAATCACAGGCGGTAATTGAGATTCCACAAAAGGCTCCTGAGGGATCCATTCTGCGTACTGAGAGCCCCATCGAGTTACTTGACAGGGTACGTAGGTTTAACACTGAATGGGTTGCTGGTGGTCACATAGAGGGTCAGAATGCACACAATGTATCCTGCACTATCTCTGTACGTGATGACGAGTGGGAACTAGTAGGTGAATGGATGTGGAAGAACCGTAACACCTTCAACGGTATTGCAGTACTACCATATAACGGTGGCACATACATTCAAGCACCATTTGAAGACATAACAGAAGAACGTTACAACATGATGGAGAGTTCACTAACATCAATCGACCTAGGTAACATCATTGAGTCTGCAGACGAGACTGATCTGAGTGCTGAGGTTGCATGTGGTGGAGGTGGGTGTGAAGTACCATAAATAATAGACCTGAGTAGGTCACTGTAAACTGCTTAATAGTCTTTGGAGGACTACAGTATGAGTAAGAAACTAATATGGGATTTAGAGACCAACGGTCTTATACCAGAAGTTGACACGATATGGTGTCTTGTGATGCAGGACATTGAGACTGAGGAGATCTTTTCTTACTCTGACTGGGACCCAGCACTACCATCTCTGGCTGAAGGGCTCCAGAAGCTCCTAGAGGCTGATCTGATAGCTGGTCACAACATAATTGGATATGACCTACCGGTTCTTAAAAGACTGTTAGGATGGGAACCCAGAGAGTCTCAGAAGATCTGGGATACGCTTATCATGTCGCAGTTATGTATGTTCCAACGCTCACACAGGCATGGTCTTGCAGGTTGGGGTGAGTTCTTCAAGTATCCGAAAGGAGACTATAACGATTGGACTAACTACAATCAAGATATGTTGACCTACTGTATCCAAGACGTTACATTGAATACTCTGGTATACAACAGACTTTCCAGAGAGGCATCAATTCAGATCAAAGCACGACCTATGTTTAAGCAGGCTCTGATACTTGAACATGACTTTGCACAGGTTAACGCAGAGATCACAGCCAAGGGTTGGTTGTTCAACATGAAGAAAGCTGAGATACTCAAGCGTGACCTCACATGGAAGCTACATGCCATTGAAGATGAACTCGAACCTAGTCTTGGATCTGTATGTGTCCTCAAGGGTACCAAGGAAGTCGATAAGATTGTCAAGAAGAACGGTGACTACTACAAAGCCATCACTGATTGGTATGACTTAGAGCCTGCAACTAAGGCTTCTAACGGTTTCATAACTGGACCCTTCTCAAGGATTGAGTTCTCTGAGGTACGTTTAGGTCAGCTCATACTTGTAAAGAAGTATCTGTCTGACATTGGCTGGAAGCCTGATGACTGGACGTTCAAGAAGGTAGCAGGTAAGTGGATCAAGATGTCACCAAAGCTCACAGACAGCTCCTTAGAGCCTCTGGGTATCGTTGGTTCAATGATCAGTGACTACTACATGCTACGTCAACGTCTGGCTATGGTTGATAACTGGATTGAGATGGTTGCACGTTGGGGTGATGGCAGGTTACATGGAGACATGTTCACCATTGGTACTCCATCATTCCGATGCAGACACCGAGGTATCGTTAACATTCCTGGGGTTCATGCACAGTACGGTAAGGAACTAAGATCACTTCTTACATGTGAACGTGGACACAGGCTTGTAGGTGCTGACTCAGCTGGTAACCAGTTCAGAGGACTTGCACACTACATGGGTGATGATGAATTCACAGCATCTGTTGTGGTTGGTCAGGAATCAGATGGCACTGATGCTCACTCACGTAATGCTGCTATCCTTGGGGTATCACGTTCAGTGGCTAAGTCATTCATATACGCCTACCTATTTGGAGCAGGTATGTCTAAACTTGGTGAAGTTGTAACAGGACTGAAGTCACCTAAAGCTGGTAAGGAAGCGGATGCTAAGTTCAAAGCAGCGTTCCCAAAGCTTAAGGAACTGAAGGATCAACTTCTATCTGAGTTCAATACTAACAAGATGAAGACAGGTATTGGTTTCATAATCGGAGCTGATGGAAGACGAGTAATTGTAGGTTCAGAACATCAGCTACTAAACTACTTACTTCAGACACTAGAAGGGATTACATGCAAGACTGCACTTGTATTTCAGTATAAGAAGATTAAGGAATTAGGTATCAAAGGTACGTATCCGATCTTGTTCTATCATGACGAGACTGCTTGGGTTACACCTACTAAACATGCTGAGGCCGTATTAGATATCTCTGTAGCTGGATTCCGTGAGGGTCCTAAGTCTGTGGGGGTTACCTGTATGGATGGAGATGGTAAGATAGGGATCAATTATGCAGAGATCCATTAAAGAGGGTAGTACCTGTCGAGACTGCAGTGAACCATTAACAGTTGGCATTAACTGGACTGAAGGTATGGCTGATCACCGAAACTACATATGTAGAGATTGTAATACAAGGGACACACTGAACCGTAGGAATAGTAGTCCTGAATATCGTGAATCCCAAAGACTAAGCCGTCAATTATGGAAACGAAACAACAGGGGTAAGTGCAATGCCACTGAAAAGTTAAGAGAAGCAAATAAGATAAAGAGAACACCTGCGTGGGCGAACCTTGATGCTATACGGCAGATATACCAAGAGGCCGGTGAGCTTAATAAAGTTCATGGGCCAAACTCCTACCACGTAGACCACATAATCCCCTTACAGGGTAAAACTGTATCGGGATTACATGTGGAGGATAACTTACAGATCCTAAAGGCATCTGACAATCTGGCAAAGAGTAATAAATATGTTCAACAATAACGATGCAGTCTTTACTATGTTTAGTAAGAGTTGTATGGAAGAAGAGATGGAGTACGATAAGTGTTTTATAGACGCTGACTCAATCATCTTTCGTATAGCAGTGACCACAGACTCAGTCACACAAGCGAAGTCATACTTTGATAAAGCACTTGATGCTATCATGCGTGACACTGGAAGTATCAAAGGTTACGTAGCTGTAAAAGGTAAGGGTAACTTCAGGTATGGAATCTCTGAGGACTATAAAGGTAATCGTAGTAAGACACCTATGGATCCTAAAGTGATGGAGAGGCGTGAGGCAGTAACGGAGTACGCATGGGAGACTGGGTGTTTTAAGTCTGACAACTGTGAAGCAGATGACATTGTATCCATATGGGCACAAGAAGCTTATGAAGCTGGTGAGCACTATGTCATTGCACACATTGATAAAGACATTGATATGGTTCCGGGTTGGCACTACAACTTCAACAAGAAGACCCAGTACTTCATTGATGGTGACACAGGTCATTACAAGATGTGTATACAAATGCTGACAGGTGACTCCACTGATAACATTCATGGACTTAAAGGTATAGGCCCTAAGAAAGCCGAGAAGTTATTAAAAGATGTACCGACAAAAGACATGCTGGAGGCAGTTGGTAATGCATGGCGTGATCACCATCCCAGAGAATGGAAGGAGAAGTTGGAGACTTGTTGGAACCTACTATACATGCGTAGGGACTGGAACGGGTTTAAGCGATTAACTATTGAAGAGGTATTTAAGGATGACTGAGATAGGACACTGGTCTTATGATGGAGAACCATTCGAGGTTGATGATTACTTCGGATTCGTGTACCTTATAACTGTGACTGTACCTGATGGAAACCCTATCAGATACATTGGTAAGAAGCAGTTCCACTCTTATAAGAAGACTAAGCGAGACAAGGAGTCTAATTGGAAGAAGTACAGCAGTTCCTCTAAGCACATTAATGAACTCATAAAGGGTGGCTCTGAGCTTACCTTCGAGATAATTCAATTGTTTGCAACCAGAGGTGGGTTATCAGCAGCAGAATGTAAAGTTCAATGGTACTTAGATGTACTTACGGAGAAATGTCCTGAAGGGATTCCTTTATACCTGAACCGACAGATCGGTGCAGTTAAATTCATACCAAAAGAAGCTATATCAGATGAAACAAAAGACAGACTCAATGAAATCTACAGAACCGGAAGAGTACTTATCGAAGCCAAAGGAGAAGAAGCAGCAGAGACTTGATTA